GTTTTCCACATCCACGACGAGGTGGTCATCGACACCGCCGCATTCGACACCAACGACGCCATGCTTGACAAAGTGGTCAAGATCATGTCAACCCCGATCCCGTGGGCGGAGGGCCTGCCCCTCGGCGCTGACGGCTGGGTCGGAGCATTTTTCAAAAAAGATTAAGGAGGCAACCTTTTATGTTTATTAAGACTTCTACTACCAACGAAACCACATGGGCCGCGCTGAAGGCGGCGGTCGATAACGGCACCATCGCGCATGGCGATTTGGTCATCTTCAATCTGAAGAACGGCGAGGAAGTGGCCGTGAGAGCTACACAGGACAAGAAGGGCAAGTGGTTCTTCGTCCTCGAAGACTGCCTCGCTGACGAGCACTGCATGAACAAGCGCCCCACCAACAAGGGCGCGTGGGCCGCCTGCGATATGCGGCAGTATCTCAACAATACCGTGTTCGCCCTTCTGCCGGACGAGCTTCAGGCGCTTATTGCGCCGACGACAATCGTCCAGATCGTAGACGGTGAGCGCGTGGAAACTGAAGACAAGCTGTTCTTGCTCTCCAAGACGCAGGTGTTCGGCAAGGGCCGCTGGTCGGATCGTGAGCCGGAGGACACGCAGCTTCTGTGCTTCCTCCGCGAGAAGGACCGCGTGAAGGAGTGCGGCGACAATGGAACATGGTGGTGGTGGCTGCGGTCGCCTGAGGCGTCCGGCTCGTCGTCTTTCGCCACTGTGTACAACATCGGTGGCAGCGACTACGACGGCGCGTCCAACTCCTACGGGGTGGCGTTCGGCTTCTGTTTAATCTGATTTCCCTTTGAAATCCGGCCCCCGGTCGTGGGGCCACCCAAAATACAATAACACAAAATCTACGGAGGCAACTCATTATGAAATGCGAAAAGCTGATTAAAACCGCCGCTGTGGTGGCTCTGATCCTTTTTATCGCCGGTGCAGTAATCGGCACTCTGGCCGTCCCTGTGGTCCTGTCCATGTTCTATTCGTGGTACTGGCTGTTCCTGTATGCCGGTTATTTGCTTGTCATCCTCTATGTGGCGCTTTACTGCATCCGCTACAGCTACGAGGAACACATCAATAACGGAGGGAAATCCTATGCAAAACGCTAACATCGGTCTGGTTGACATTACGTTGACCTGCCATTTCGAGGTCAAGGACGCCGAAGTGTTCGGCGGCGCTGGGAGCGTCGGCTACACAAGCGTTGCGCTGAAGCACGCGAAAGCCGCCGACCAGCTTGTGGACATCATCAACAATTCGGTTCAGTGTGAAGGCTTCCTTTACGCCCAGCGCAAGAGCACTGCTGATCTGCTCGGCGTTCCCGTCGAGTGCGTCAGAGCCATTACATACGACCAGTATGAGGCCGCGACCGGAGACGACGAAACGGAGGACGACGATGAAGATTATTAAGTCCGGCTTTGAGTTCATCACGCCGCTGGACGGTGCATCCGTCCTCCGGCATATCGAGCGCTGCGGGCGTGTCTGCTACAAGTCTGAGGGCAAGATCACTGACGACAGCGCCCCGAAATTCGTTGCCGGTATCATCAAGCGCGGTCACGAGGCCGTTTTAGAGCACTATTCCTTCTCAGTCCTGTTTACCTGCGACCGTGGCGTCAGCCACGAGATTGTCAGACACCGACTGGCCTCTTATTGTCAGGAGAGCACCCGCTACTGCAACTACAGCAAGGATCAGTTCGGCAGCGAGATCACGGTCATTGAGCCGTTCTACCTGAACGAGAATACCTTCGCCTACGACGAGTGGAAAGAGGCTTGCCGCCGTGCTGAAACCGCCTATTTCAACCTTCTGAATTGGGGCCTGTCCCCGCAGGAAGCCCGCGCAGTGCTCCCGAACAGTCTCAAAACGGAGGTCGTTATGACAGCCAATATCCGCGAGTGGCGTCACTTCTTGCGGCTCCGTACCTCCACCGGCGCGCATCCGCAGATACGGGAGATAGCTACACCGTTGCTGCGTGAGTTGCAGCAGATCGTTCCTGTTTGCTTTGATGATATTCTGCCGAAGGAGGTTGACCATGAAACGAGCTGAAATTCTTGAGGCCGCCCGCAAATGCGTCTGCGGAGAGCGTGAGCGCGAATACGGCAGGCCCGAAAACAACTTCGCCCTTATCGGCAAGCTGTGGGAGGCGTACACCGGAACGCGCTACAGCGCGAAGGACGTTGCTATGATGCTGGCGCTCCTGAAAGTGGCCCGCATCAAGACCGGCGTCAAGGGCGACAGCTTCGTTGACTTGGCCGGTTACGCCGCCTGTGCCGGTGAGATCGCCACGGAGACGCCGAAGACCCCACCCGTCAACACTTGTATTTCCTGCGGGGCTGAAATCCCTGAGGGGCGGCAGGTCTGCCCTACCTGCTTAAAGGAGGCGTCAAGATGAATGCGCTGACCGCAAAAGAGGCGGAAGCGTGGACTTCCGAAATGGCTCGTGTGGCGAACGTGACCATTCGTGGAATCCTCGAAGCCGCCGACCGCAACAACATTGACCGCGATTCCGCCGTTCAGTTCTTCGCGGACCTGTTCCTGACTATGACAAGCGTCGCCACCTTTGAGCACTTCGACTTGGGAGGTGATCCGCATGGCAAGGGATGAATGCTGGGATGCTCTCAAGGAGCACGCCCGGCAGAATCACAGGGAGCGGGTAGCAAAGAATCCCGACCGCATTGAGTACGCGATCCGGCAGCTTGAAGCCCACAACATCGAATATGTCCTGAAAAACGACGCCACAGGCCATTTCCACTGTCGCCGTAAATCCGATGACGCGCTGGTCCAGTTCTGGGCAGGCACCGGAAAAATCCTCGGCTACACACAGAGAGGCATTCACAATCTGATCCGCATTTGCGAGGAGGGTGTGAATGAGTGACTGGACCGGAAATAGCCGGTCGGCCCACGCCATTCTGGGCGCACGAAACTACGCCCAGAATGAGCGCGAGGTCAACGACTATTACGCAACCGAACCCAAAGCCGCGCAGCTCCTTATGGAGGTAGAACAGTTTGCCCCGATGATATGGGAGTGTGCCTGCGGTGAAGGACATTTGGCAAAGGAATTCGAGAGGGCGGGCTATCGCGTCTATGCCACAGACCTGATCGACCGGGGCTTCGGGCATCAGCGGGATTTCCTGAAGTGCCAAGCCCCCCCCGTCCCCGGATTCGACATCATTACAAACCCTCCATATTCAAAGGCACAGGAGTTTGTCAAGCACGCCCTTGACATCTCGGCGGACGGCTGCAAGGTGGCTATGTTCCTCAAGATACAGTTCCTTGAAGGCAAAGCGCGGCGAGCACTCTTTGAGGAATACCCGCCCAAAACCGTATATGTCAGCTCAAGCCGCCTGCGTTGCGCTATGAACGGTGATTTTGAGAACGGTATAAAATCAAGCGCTGTCTGCTATGCGTGGTATGTGTGGGTGAAGGGGTACACCGGTGACACGGTGATTAAATGGATCAATTAGAAGGAGTGAAATATATGGATAAGAAAAGCAGCGGTGGCGGCGGAATTGGCTTCGTCGGCCTGCTGACCATCGTGTTTATCACGCTCAAGCTGACGCGCGTTATTGCTTGGTCGTGGTGGTGGGTGCTGTCTCCGCTCTGGATCAGCGTTACAGTGGTCGCACTGATCGGCGTTATCGCCGTCTTTGTGGCTCTCCTGCGGAAATGACCCGCGTTACCAACCACGCAGCGCGAAGAACAAAAGAACGTCTCGGCCTGCCGAAGAAGCTCTCCCATAAGAACGCTGAAAATGCGCTGCGGTACGGCATCCGACACAGCGACACCAGCGGCAGCCTGAACCGGTACATATCGGCGCTGTACTGGAAGCACGAGACGGCAAACAATGTCCGTATCTACTGCAACAACGTCTATATCTTCCACGGCGAAACCCTTATAACGATTTTTCCGCTGCCGCAGAAATACCGCAAAACTGCGGCGCGGATCAGTCGGAAAACCACAGAACGAGGTGAATTCGATGAAAATTCCTGAAAAGATCAAGATCGGCGGCAAGACCTACACCGTCGAGATCACCAGCAAAATGGATCTCGGTATCAACAACGTATCGGCGGAAATCCTCTACAGCGACCTGATTATCCGCGTCAGCCCGCAGGCTACGGCCAAAATGGAGGCCGATTTCATCCACGAAATGGTCCATGCGATCTATTTCGGCCTCGGCTACCGCGACCACGACGAAAAGCGTGTGGACGAGCTGGCGAACGCGCTCCATTCGGTCATTGTCGATAACCCGGATGTGTTTGCGCCCGCCGAGGTCGGACGCCATGAGAGTTAAACAGTACAAGGGCACGGTCTACGGCGCTGATCTGACCGCCAAAGAGCGGCGCGCCATGAACATCGAGATCAACCGGCAAATCGTGGAGGCTGACCGTAAATATCTGAACAACGTTGACGCCATGATCCTTTATTTCCTGCACAAGCACCTCGGCTTCGGGAAAAAGCGGCTCCGGCGCGCATGGGAACAGTTTACGGTCATCCACGACAATCTGGTCAACTACTATGAAATGCCCGACGACGACGCATGGCTTGCGGACCGCAAACTGCAAGAGATCGGTGTTGACGTCGCAGCGTGGAACGCAGAAAAAGGAGACGGCCCATGAAAAACGACGCAGAAAGAGGCTCACTTATGAAAAGCGATACAAACATCCCGTGCGTCCAGCTTTCTACCGAACAACAGGTGGTGGCCATTGAGGCTGCTTGCAAGGCCGCGAATCTTGACGCACATATCACCAGAATCACGGCGAAAAGCAGGGCTGTCACATGGGCGGAAAAGCTCGCGGTCCGCTTCAAATTGGATCGAGAAGACCTCGTGGTCAAAAATAGCTATATGTACTGCGACGCGCTGGATATGTGTTTCTTCTTCCTGAATGGCCGTACTCCCGCCTTCGCTTATGCCGGTTATACCGTGGTACGGTCAGCGGACGCAAACGACGGATTGGTCAAGGCTTTCGCCAAAGCAGACGAGGTGCTGCGGTACATGGCAGAGTATCAGGAAAAGGAGGCGGCTACACAGTGAGCTATGATGTGAGCTTCAAGGCCAAACTTGAAGGTACGGATCAGTGGGTGTACGTCGGTGACGACTGGATCAACCACACGTCCAACACCGCCGCCATGATTAAAGAGGTGTGCGGCTCCTATCCCTCTGAGTGGAACGGCAAGCGCTGTGCCGATATGTACCCCGTGCTCATGCAGGGTGCGTCGCTGCTGGTTCGGTATCCGCAGCGCTACCGGCAG